TTCTTAACTGTATTATTATCGAGTGAAACTATTAGTACTTTCAGTATCACTACATAATCCTGATATACTACTAATACTAATACTATCTATTGATGATAGATTATCAACCACACCATTAAGAGTTATATAGGTTGTGTTCTGATCACAATTCTTATATTGTAGCTCCTTAACTCTCTTATTCTTACCTAATAATTCATAAGTGACATTCTTCCTATTTTTCCTTAAATGTTGCTCCGTAATCAATGGACTACTCTTATCATATATCAAATCAACCAACGTAGTACGCATTTTACTATATATGTCTTTAACTTTAGTTGTAACTTTTATGAACTTATCATAAGCTCCATCGTCAATTCCATATCTCCCAAATAGGAATGTACGATAAGCCTTATCAAAGCTTAGGTCACGTCCGTCTATTCTACCGGCGTGTTCTCTATAACTACTCTCGTCCTTAGCCTTATGACCATGAGTCATACGTAATAACATATGTGCAATACTTTGGAATAATTGTATATCTCCACACCAACTTAAAATTTCTAGAGCATCACCTCGTAATAGTTGTTTACTTAATTCTTTTTCTTTATAAACATCATTCTTAGGATTAGAAATTGTCCATGGTGTAAGTTGTAAAAATCTATCTAGTTTACGCACCATCTTAACATCACCATTATCATTCTGAATGAAATGACATGAAATATAATCCGCTTCAGTTATCGTCTTATAAACACCTATCATTTTGGCAACCTGCCCAAGTCCATGTGGTTTGGGGTCAATTAAGTTTTGATTGTATACATACTTGTAAGCACTAGTGATAAACTGTGACACATTGTTCCTATTCATTATTATTATTGTATCATCACCACAGGTTTCAATATTATAATGAACATCTTCAATAAGACCGCACTTAGACGCTGCAAATCTTGCGTACAATGCTGATCTTCTAGTATTACCTTCACTAGTGTTCATCTTACCTGAGGGCACTGTACCATTAATAGTATATTTGAAGTATTTATTTCTAACATTTTGTTTTGTGTTTGCACAAATGTTCCTTAAATCTTTAATGTTACAATATCCTGCAATTTCCCCTTCTCTCATGTCTATAACTTTTTGATATAACCAGTTGTCTGTCTCTTCCATAATTTCAGCATACTGGGTCGAATCGAATGCACTTCCATCTATGCATACTATTACATGATCTGTATACTTATTTAACCAACTTGTAAATTTGGCACACCTTTGGTCCATATTGAGTCCGCTACCATATGCTGGATCAACTTTCTTAAGTATTGAACTAATAAAATTAATAAGAGGTCCCATCAAAACCTTACAAACATCGCTTTGCTCCGTTACTGTTCTTGATTTAATCTTAGGTTGTGCACTATTGTAATCAACAAACACCTTCTCATCAGTCTTTGAGTGCATTCTCATGTCACATGGATCCACACACTCCCCTAGGTAGAAATTATTCTCAACATATTTTGTGTATGCTTCGAAGTATTTGTCATATTTCTTACCATTATATCTCTCTAGCCATCCATAAAAACTTATCACTTCTGAATTATATCTTATATGATTTAGTAGTTCAAGACCATAAGTATCATGATACCAGATTCCAAATTCTCTTATTATATTCTCATCAGGCTTCACCTGCGATGAAAATTGTCTATACGTCGACTCTGTTGCATTACGTATACATGACTCTAGAAAATATGGTTTAGGTTCAATATTATGTCCATAAAATAAAGGTCCTTTTTGTTTCATAATGTGCGTCGCTGTATTCCTATCACACTTACATAACTCTTCTCTAGTCTTACTCGTCTTAATAAGAGCATCCTTAGAGTTTCCTTCATTGTTAAAACCGATTAGTTTCCTACTAACAAGCTCAGCTACCATATCTTCAATACTATTAGGTGTACATGTTCCTACAATTACCTCTCCTGCTTTCATACAGTAAGTATATTTTACTAATGTAACTAATAAAATCGCTGGTGAATATGCAAAGCATGCTAGACACAGACCAAAGAAAAGCTCTACATTCCTATAGAACCAAACAACTATTAAAGTGTATTTTAGTGTTGTGGAAATAATTTCACGTACGATATTTTTAAGAATGAGTTTGAGTGTACCATACATCAATTTCTCTCCATCTAAATCGCCCGGTCCTTCATCGCCATCACGCTTTGTCAATGATGAAATGTATAGGTTGACAATATTATTAATCATTATCAGAAGATTAACTAAAGCTAAATAGTCCAATGATACTACTGTTTCTATGTGTGTATCTCCGACGACGCTTGTTAAATTAATAGGATTTTTACATCCAACTCCCGCTATACACATAATAGAAACCAGTGATATTATTGACATATGTATGTTATTAAGACTGGTTCTAAATTTATACATTGTCCTATCTATGATATTAGGTATCATATTATACACTTGCTTAATGTGATCAGGTACGTTCTTAACAGCAGTAATAGTTCTATCAATGTTTGAGGTTACACTTTCCATAACGTGATTTTCCGCTCTCCAGAAATCATAATACTTCTGAGGCAATTTCCGTACTTCCGTACCTATATGTTCTACGAATTCCGCAACCTTATGTGTCTGTTTAATTTTTGTTTGAATACTATCTTCAATATCATGATATTCTTGCAATTTAGCATTTGTATCATATACATCTTGCTTGATTGTATGCTCATTCAACCATGCTCTCCTGACTATACTATTCTCACTTATACCACTTAATGATATACGGTATAGTGCACCAATTTCAAACATTATATTAGTCATTAATAATGCTTCATTAATACTCATATCTGGATAATCTCTGGCTATTGATCTCATATAATTATTAATAGTATTGTTTGTAAGCTCTGTTGGTAATAATACGAATAATTTACTTATTATTTTGGTATCAACACTAACTTTATATGAATTACGTATTAATGCGTAAGCATTATCATCTTTCTTAAGCTTGCTTGCTATGTATACAGATCCCGAGTAGGTAAATATAGTACCTGTTTCAGCTTCTAATAGATTAATCACATCCTCATTGCTCTGGAGTGTTAATTCCAACCATTTATCGACTATAGTTTTGGTATTTTCATTTTTAAGTGATAACGTTGATAAAGCTTTAATTTTAATCGGCTTATCTTTGTCTACTGATATAGTATTATCATTTGTCATATCATAAAACCCAACATTGACTGGTCGATCCTTAGTGACATACCTCTCATATATACAATAGCTATAGTTATCGTCAACTTCAATTTCTTTGAGTAATCTAGTAACCATATATGTTTCTGGCCAGATACTTTCAATGAGATTGGACGATTTGAGGTTTGTCTTATCTATATATCCATTATCTAGAGAGCTGTATCTAGCTGCTTGATGAGTATAGGCGCTATTGTTCCCTACAACTGCCATCTTAACATAGGTTTTACCTTCAGCATTGACTGTAGTGTACTTAGCTTCACTTTTGATTATATTCTTAACTTCTCCCAGACCCGTATTTCTAAAAACTCCGCAGGTAAAATACATCTTATTTGCCTTACCGTCTAATAACATTTGTCTTGAGAATTCAAAAATTCCATCATAATATATTGAATCAACAGCTGTGAGTATAACTTCTTTGCCCTCATTATTTTTAATAAATGCTTTACTGTGCTCACAAAAATCATCAGAACAGTTTTCGCTTCCTGCTTCACAGTAACAATGAGTAAACTTGCTCTTATCATACTGTAACTCATTCAATATTCTATTATATTTATGCTGTCTTCTAACATCCTCCTCATTAGTAATCGCATTAATACTGTGTCCATCAATCTTTTTCCTAATATTACGGTCTAAATTATCACCGAATCCTATTCGAATGAAATTTTCATGTTCTTCAAGAATATGGTTCCACATCATACTTTCAGCGAGATCTCTGAGTTTCTGCCCGTAGGGATGTGGATGGTTTGTGGTACGAGACTCATGTTGCCAGGTTGTACCAGGCATTGCATTCTTAAACATCGTTATATCTGGTAAAAACAGTGTATATTTCTTAGGGTATAGACCATCCCAGTTACCATTAATCTGGTGGTACTCATTAATAGTTTTTGTACTATCATAAACGCTAATTTGATCTGTGTCCGGAAACATCTCACTTACTCCAAATAATGAGCTTTCATCTAATATCATCTGTGGCTTCCGTGTATTCTCATACTCAATAGCGGATATAGTGTTTTTGTTTTTAAGGTAGAAGTTAACACAATCTTTATAGGGACAGTTGAAATCAAATTGTTGGTGATCCTCTCTGTTATACTTATGTAAGTGTGTGTAATCTCTGTTACAACTCTTACATTTGTGCTGGTGTCTCATGTGATTAATAGTAAAGTGATTACATTTGGCGCATTGTTGTAATATTTTATCATTATTAATATAGTAGATTATTTCTTTCTCGATCATAGTTCTCCTAAAGACTAAATCATTGTATTTGACTTCATCTCTAGCGTTATTAATGTGATATTTGTTCTCATCACTATCAATAACACAGTTAAGGCACTTAGTAGTGCTGGTTCCAGTTGCGAACCGACTCCATTTATTATTATTATCAATAACTTTTGTTTTGTTATTAG